CGTCAGCAAGTCAATCCTGTCACTAATCCTATAGCTGCAACAACCCGTCCACTGGTCAGCATGCCAAACGTGGAAAACTTACTGGTAAATGGACAGACGATTCAAGGTAAAGCGTGCATGCAATCGCTTACGCTTTCAATTAATAACAATCTTGAAGCGATTCGTTGTATCGGGTCCGGCAAATACACACCAGAGTTCTACATTGAAAAGATGATGGATATCGAAGCAAATGCTTCATTCATGTTCTCTTCTACTGCAGCAGGATGGATCGATGCCATTAAAACCCGAGATGTGTTTACTCTGACCTTTGATATTAAAGACAGCAAAGGCAGTAAATACTCGTTTAAGTTCCCTCAATTAGAAGTGATGGAAGCGAATCACCCGGATGGTGGTGGTGATGACATCATTACTGTAGACATCAACTTTGCTCAAGTTCGTACAGCTCCAACGATTGTACGTGCTCTTGTGTAATCAGCTTAATCAGTAACAAAGCCTATGGAATCCCATGGGCTTTTTTATTTCAAAAAATTCAGAGGTTGCTATGGCTTTAAAAGTCGGAATTATTAAAAGCTCGGACGTATCAAAATGGTGCGAATACAAAGGTGCTGATGGAGAGGTACAGGCAGAATTTAAAGTCCGTGGTATCGCTTATAAGCCTTTTCAGGTAGCTATTGAACGAGCAGGAAATCAGATCTCGTCTAAAGGCTATGATGTGATGGTCAAAGATGAAAATGCCAAGCTTTACCATGAATTGTTAATGGATGCGTGTGCTGCCCATTTAATAGAAGACTGGAAAGGTGTGGTATTTGCCGAAATCGTAGACGGTAAAACTGTTGAGACCGAAAAGCCATATACACCTGAGAATGCCTCAAAGCTTCTTAATCTTGGTGATATTGGTATTTCGATCTGGCTATTTATTAAAGAACAGGCCCAGAAGATTCAGGAAGAAGCCGACAAGGACAAGGCTTTAATTCTGGGAAAGTCATCGAGCTCTACAAATACCAAAAAACGTATGCGTCGAAAACGCCGCACGAAATCGAACAAATCAAATTCTTAGGTGGCCGTATTCCGGATCCGCCAGAATATTCTTATGCGGCTGACTCTATTCTTTCGGCATTTAGCACTATTTGCAGATCCCGACGATATGAGCAGGGTATCCCTTTATCTTTAGATCAGCAGGCAATCAATGTCTATGCAGAGCATAATGATTTGCCAGTGGCTGCTCATATTTTTAATGACTGTATTTTTGCGTTGGATAATTTGTTTTTGGAGGAGTGCCATAAGAAGGCGACGCAACGAGCGACGAAGACTTAAATGCTGACGTGCGATACTTAACTGTGAACAAGCGACGGGATGTAACGCGATTGATGTAACATAATACGGTCAAGTGGTTGACATTGACTAGGCGATTCTGTATTGACAGGAATGTCATTATCAAATATTCTATCAATGTAGTCGCAGCGCGGTATAAATACACCACGCCTAGATTGAGGTACGATAAACACTGCGATAATCGTAAACGTATTGTAAATACGTTGCCTCTAGGTGCCGCACCGAATTCTAGCCTCTAAGTTTCTTAGGGGCTTTTTAATGCTTGATAATAAAATATGCGAACATTTATATACTTGGATGAAAGTGGTGATTTAGGTTGGAATATGGAAAAGCCTTATCAAAAGGGTGGTTCCAGTCGAATGCTTACGTTAGCAGCAATCTGTTTGCCTGAGAATAAGGTTAAGTATGTTCAGCGTATTGTAAGAGCATTATATGAAAAAAGAAAAAGACCTTTAAAAAATGAATTAAAATCAGTTGATTTGAATCTAAAAGATAAAGAAATATTCGTCAAATTGACTGCGAAACTTATCAAAGACCATCCAGATATACAACTTCGCTCAATTACAGCAAATAAAGAATTTGTTAATGCAAGATTCAAGAACGACCCAAATGCTTTCTATAATTATATGGTGAAACTTTTACTTCTTGGGACTATCTGCAAGCATAAATATGTAGATTTTATGCCTGACAGAAGAAGTGAGCGGGTTTCGTTGAAATGGAATATGGGTGAGTATTTAAAACAGATGGTTTTAGAGTGTGGCATTGAAAACCAAATTGTTAACCAGTCATGCAATATTATGCCAATGGATAGCTCAAAGTGCCTTGAGCTACAATTTATAGACTTCTATGCAGGTTTAGTCTGGTCGGCATATGAATTTAAAGACATGACTGCAAGAAAATTCATGGCAGAAAACCGAAATACCAACCATAAGCTTTTCTTTCCAAAAGAAGACAAAGTGGATAACATTGTTGATGAAGCTGTCTAAACCACCAGAAGATGGTTTTTTATTGCGCCATTATTAACCACTTGTTAAATTACCCTCAAATATGAGGGTGTTTTTATGTAGAGAAAAGCCCCGAAGGGCTTTTTTGTTAGAAGACTACCAACCACCAGAAATTCGCAAAGCACCAGCTAGCATTCCCGATTCCATCAATGGATGAAACCAACGGTCGCTATAATGTTGATTGCCTGTTGTGTAGCTTATGGTTTTTAAATCATCACTAATGATTTTTCTATTAAGTGGCCCTCTTAAATCCATTGCCCGAGTAAGTTTTAGAACTGCAATATTAGTTTTAAAAGCATATTCAGCTAAGTAGTGTCCTTGCTCGTTGTTAAGCATATGTACTGCTCGATAGATTCGACTAGTCGCAAAGTTTTGGGAAATAATTGCATCAATTAGGTTCTTGAGCAGCTTAAATTGATCTTCATCAAATAAAGAACCTTGTTTTTCAGCCTTGCTGTACATAGCAATTAAGTGGTGAACATACTCCACAGCCACAGGTATTACATCGTATGGAATTTCATCAATATGCTGAACATTGAAACGCTGATGAACTAATTTATAAGCATCGCTGTAATTCAAATGCTTAGTTTTAGCTACAAGAAGATTTACAGCATTGGTTAGGGGTTCACGTTCGGATTTGTGGGTTTTGGCAACTGGTGTGCCAACTTCTTTATCTAAAACATCAAGTACCCACTTGCGGAATTGCTTCGCTACAGCAGTACGAGCAAACATGGCTATTAGGTGGCAACCACGTAGTGAGAAAACTCGAACTTTCTTTTTTAAATTTCGTGTTTGTTTCGAGGTCACTGAATCAGTGACCTCGATATTCCCTGCTGTCACGGATTCGATGATTTGAGTCATTGAATCTGTGAACTCATCTTTATTCGCGTTATAAAGATTACTTACAGATTTAACACTTTTATAGCTCAACGCCTGCGCCAACTCACCCGCTGTTAGGTAAATTTGTCCATTATCTCGAACAACAGGGTTAAATTTCACTTCGTTAAAGCTTAATGCTAAACTAGACATGTCTATATCCTCATAAGTGTAGACAAAAGGCTCTGATCTCCGTCGAAAGTTATCAGGGCTTTTTTATGACATCAAAATTGATATCACTTGACTATAATTTATAGTGATATTACTCTTGATGTCAAGCATCGAGGAACAAAATATGTCTCAATCAGATTTAATCAGGTTTCCTGCCAGATTAGACCCCCAAATACATAGTGATCTACTTACTTACGTAAAGCAGCAAGGCGGGTCAATTAATACAGCTATTAATAATCTATTGCAGTTTGCACTTAGATACGGCCTTCAAGGTGAAGGTAGCTTGTTAGACTCTTATTTACCCGATTTGAAAACAAACTTAGGTAAAGCTGAATTTATTATTGAGCAATTTATTCATAGTGAAATCTCATCTGAATTTGATGATCTTACCAATGGTCAAAGATATCAGGATTATATTTCAACCAAAATAGAAGAACTTGAACCACATGATAAAAAGCTTCTGGCCGAGTTAGCTGGTTCCTTGGCTAGAAAAAAAGCACCCTAGGGTGCTTTTTATTTATCAAAAATTACCATGAGCCTTTTTCTTTATCTTCCGTTTTAGGTTCAGAGCTATTTTCATTTTCTTCATCTTTTGGGAAGTAATTAGTTTTCTCTTTATAGAACTTTTTCACATTTGGATATTTCTTGAAAACTGACTCCATGTACTCTTCTTGGTTACCGTTAAGCATTGATTCAAACATACCTGTAATCATTTCCATCATCTTCATAGAATTAGCTAGTTGTTCTTCTAGGATCTGAATCTTTTTGTCCTTTTCAGATTCAGATGAAATTTCTATATTGAGCTCTTCGCCTTTATTTCTATTTTGTTCTTGTTCTTCTAATACTTTAGTTAGCCGCGCTTCTAGCTCTTCAGGCGGCATTTTCAGTGGAGATAATTCAGGTTCTAAGATAAAGCTTCTTTCAAGTCGAGCGATAATATCCGCATTCATAGAGCGCTTATATGCCTTAGCAGATTCAGCCACTTTGTCGCGTAACTCTTCAGACCATCTTAGTTTGTATTGAGGGTCTTTTTGATTCTCGCTCATTTAAATAAACCATATACCGCAAAAATGAAATACTGATCATAAAGTACCATAGAGGTACTTGACAATGGTCGCAAGGAGGTACATATTATGGATGTACCTCCTTGGTGCTATTGTGGAGATAATTATGGCAAAGCAAAATCAACAGCAGTTAAAAATTAGATTTTTTGATGATTCTGATCATTTGAAATTAAAGGAAATTGCTGAAAAAGAGGACCGATCCTTGACCTATGTGGTTAATCAAGCGATTAAACAATTTTTACAAACCAAAGAGAGTGCGAAAGCATGAATATTAAAGACATGAAAAAAGCAGACGTCCGCCAAGATCAATCTGCTTTTTGTTTAACCCACACAAAGGAATTAAACCTATGACAAGTTTAGCACAAAACTTTTTAAACCCAAACAATAAGCCTCTAGTTATTGGTGACTTCACGATTCGCCAAGATGATGAAGGACGTTATTGTTTGAATGATCTACATAAGGCTAGTGGAGATGATAAAAAACATTTCCCTGCATATTTTCTTCGCAACCAACAAACTAAAGATTTAATCGCAGAAATTGAACTATCAAATGTAAATGGTTCAGATTCTGAGCGATATGAGAATTTGCATATCGCTGTAAAAGTAATCAAAGGTGGTTCTGACAAACAGGGTACTTATGTTGTTAAGGAGCTAGTCTATGCCTATGCAATGTGGATTAGTCCTAAATTCCATTTAATGGTGATTCGTGCTTACGATTCACTTGTGATGGAGTGGTTGCTAAATGGCAAACAAACTATCTCACCAGAACAAGCTGGCATTCTTTACAACATTGTTCATACAAGAGCAAAAGGTAATAAAAATTTGATTGTGCAAATGTGGAGTCGTTTAAAAAACCACTTTAAATACTCAGCAAGTTACCGAGAATTACGAGCTATTCACTTTGAGGATGCTAAGCATTATTTAGAAGTTATGGATTTAAGGGCAAAGCCAGAGGAAAAGAAACCTCAAGATCCTTTATTTGATAAAGACGCCTATGAGCTGGTTCGCAAACTTACTGAAGCAGTCATCATAGAAAATGATGAAATCGTTCCAGTTCTGCTGGCTGTAAAAATGCTTGATGTGAAGAAGTTCGCGTATTACTCACACTTAGTAGTGAAAGCGAATGAAGCAGCACGAGATATTGCTAGATTGTTGGATTTCAGGAACCTACAAAATGAGCCGTTGATCGATGCAGACTGTTCGGTGATAGCCATGTCTAATGGACAAAGATTTCTAGCACGACCGAACTGGTTTAACTGCCCAGCTTAGTAATTATTTTTAAACAGAACCCACTCATTTGAGTGGGTTTTTTAATACCCAAAACAAAACCCCAGTAGCGCTAACTACTGGGGTTTTTCATTCCACCCACCGACGAAAGTAAGAGGAAAGTAAATCTATATGGAGCATTTTAAACCAATAGTGGAGCTTATGAAAGTGTCTATTGAAAAGTATGGCTTATGGCAGACAATTATTGCCTTTTTAATTTTGTTTTCCATACCAATTCTAATCTGGAAATTACCTGAAATCATTGCAGCGATTAAAGCCTAAAACCGACCTATCAATGGTCGGTTTTTTATTACCGAAATTTTGGAAGCAAATATGACGGATAAATCCAAATGGTTTGTTTTTAAGAAAAATGATCAAGTTTTTGGATGTTTCAGGATTAAGCCTTTTTCTGATCCTGAATTTGGTGAGGCCTATAAAATGCTTTGTACCAAAAAAAGTATTTTTAGAATGAGTGCCATGCTATCAGCCCAAGAGTTTGCCAAAATTATCGCAACTCATCTTATACAGGATTGGGAAAATATTGAACTTTCAAAAACAGGAATAGCTGGTGAAAAAGAAACGCGTTATTCGCCAAAATCAGCTTATCAATTATTAATGTATGGAGATCTAGGGGCTGAGATAACTTCATGGATCTTGGAAAAGTCAAAAAGTATTGCCTAGTTAAGTCTCGATTTATTGCCGCCGTTTATGGCGGTTTTTTATTACCTAGAGGAAAGTCAAATGGCTCAAGAAGCTCGCTTAGTAATTGTTATTGATTCGGAACGTGCGAAACGCACTGCACAAGACTTATCAGTTGAATTGGATAGCATCACCAAAAAAGGGGATTTCGCCTCGAAATCTATGGACCGGATGTCTGTAGCAACTCGTGCACTAGCAGGGTATATGGCTGGTTTATTAACAGTAGGTTCAGCCATTTCAAAGATGGATACATATACTGGACTACAAAACCGCCTTAAGTTGGTCACTAATAATCAAGTTGAACTAAATAAAGCTACGGAAGACACTTTCCGAATTGCTCAAAAAACCTATTCAGCATGGGATTCTGTTCTACAGGTCTACCAGCGTTTTAGTGATAATGCCAAAACTTTAAACCTCACAATGGATGACACAGCACGTTTAACTGAAACAGTTTCTAAAGCTGTAGCAATTAGTGGTGCAAGTGCAGAAGCTGCTGATGCAGCTTTAGTTCAATTCGGACAAGCGTTAGCAAGCGGCACATTACGTGGTGAAGAGCTTAATTCTGTAATGGAGCAAACACCAGCTTTAGCAAAAGCTATTGCTAAAGGTATGGGTATTACTGTAGGTGAATTACGTTCAGTAGCTGCTGAAGGAAAAATCACTTCACAGGAAATCGTTAAAGCACTTAAAAATGTCCAAGATGAAGTTGATGCTCTTTTTGCTAAAACTGATATAACAATCGGGCAGTCTCTCACACTCCTAAACAATGAAATTACTAAATTTGTAGGAGAGGCTGGTAAAGGAAGTGGAGCAGCACAGGCTTTATCAGGATCGATTCAGTTACTAGCAAATAATTTGAATTTAATTGCAGACAGTGCATTTGCCATAGGTATTGGCTTAATGACAAAAGCCGTTTTAACAAAAACGGTTGCTGTACAAGCGAGTATTGCTGCGTCAACCAAACAAGTGTTTGCCACAATTGCTGAACGTAATGCAAATATTGCAGCAGCAAAAGCTGAAGTGGAATCTGCGCTTGCCGAAGCACAAAGTACGCAGGTGACACTAACGAACATCAAAGCTACTCATGCTCAGATCATGGCAGAAATAGAACTCGAAAAAGTTCGTTTAAAAGCCCAAATCACTGAACAAGGTCGCACGGCTACCATCACACGAATGGCTCAGCTAGGACGATTACAAGCTCAAGTTGCGTTAGAGGTTGCTGCTGCGGAAACAGCACAGTCTGCAGCTTCATCTAGATTATCAGCAGCCTTAACAGCGCAATCTGTTGCTACTAGCCGTTTAGCTTTAGCAAAGTCAGCGCTTATGGCGATTTTTAGCCCAATGGGTTTAGCAATTGCAGCAACAGCCGCATCTTTCTAT